AATATGGAGCCGATTGGAATCGAGCGAACGATTAACGTGTACTGGGGCCGCACTGGTACAGGCAAGTCAAGAAGAGCATGGGCAGAGGCCGGTTTGGATGCTTTCCCTAAGGATCCTAGGACAAAATTTTGGGATGGATACCGAGCTCATAAACATGTTGTCATGGACGAATTTCGGGGTGGAATTGATATCAGTCATATCTTACGATGGTTCGACCGATACCCAGTCGTTGTTGAAGTTAAAGGTTCGAGTGTCGTCCTTGCCGCCACCACAATGTGGATTACGTCAAACATGGACCCCCGAGAATGGTATCCTGGGTTAGATGAAGAAACATTAGCAGCTTTATTACGAAGGTTAAACATAATAAACTTCATCTTATAAAGAATTTGCAATCGAAATTGATGGAGCAGTCAAATTATCACGTTTAATCGAACAAGTACAGCCAATTTCAATTTGATGTTCATACGCCAAGTTAAATTGGTTTGTAGCAGACATCGCAACAGCATTAATCATTTTCTCCCAAGCAAACAATCGTGTTTTTCCAATCCAATACTGTGTAAATTGAACACCAGTTGTTGCTTGGATAGAAACTTTAGAACACAAAACTTTAACCAATTGTTGCAAACTCATCGAATACTGATCAGTTATCTTCGATGTCTTAATTTCACCTGGATCTAAATGTGACACTCCAGATTTTTTACAACCAGCAAATTGTTTCTGCAAAGGCAATTCTTTATACATTTGAGTACCAGTATTATTAACTGGATCAGTAGACAATATACCATAAACTGGTTCAGTTGTAACAGCAGAAAATCCAGCAGTTGTTGCATAATCATTAAATATAGTTCCATTTGTTTTATATTCATAAAACTTGCCAAATATTGGCACATTATCAACATCTTCAGATGTATCATTTCCCGCTGAATTAATAGTTCGATTTTGAATTTTCAACACGCTTGCAGCATCAAAACTAAACGAACAATTTGTTAAATTAAATGTAACAACAACGACTGGTGACACAATAAGCGAATTGGCATTATCTTGTAACTGAAGTCGCAAATATTGATCAGGAACCTGACCAGCAGTTCGAAAAGCAACAAAAAAATTAAACATATCTAAAGAAACCGATGTTAACGTAGCAGATGCACGAGGAACAGCAAACGTCTGTTGCAAAATAGCGGAATTATCACGGTTACGATACCACAATATAATAGCATTATCATATGCACAATTCTCCAACAACAAAGAATCGTGACTACGAATTTGAACCTGATTCGCCATAAATAATTTCTTTAAAAGCGAAGCTAAAGCAGCTTTCAAAACAGTATCGGCAGGAGCTGTGCTTTGTGCTAAATACGTAACCTGATTCGCTGCGTCAGTTTTAACTGACCCAAATTCAACTTTTTGAATTGAACCAGTTTTAGCATGTTTGTCAACAGCAGACACTCTATACGATGCTTTGCCAAACATGCCACCAGATTTAGCATTTGAATGGGATCCTGAAAATTTAACTTGAGTTTCTTTACCAAACAAATCATTATAACCACGCTTCGCGGTGGTATAATAATTATAACCATCAAGTGCGTATCCAGCAGCACGACCATAAGGTCCTGCCATCTTCAAAACACGGGAACCAGCACTTAATGACCTTGAACGAGCAATTGTCTTTGATAAAGAACGCGCACGCGACGTAGCACGATTCATAGTACGGCCTCTGGCCGGAGTACTACGAGGAGTGTACATAACAGTGTCACTATCGCGACGAGGGCGAAAAGAACGGCGGCGGCCTTGGGAGGTACTACGACTTCGTTTGGGCATAAAACGTCAAAAATTTTCAAAGTTAAATTAAAATTAAACAAAAATTTCAAATTGAGCCAAGGAGAGCGAGTGAGCCGTCTTACTGTAAGTAATACTAGACGACTCGACTCACTATGGGCGGGGCTTTTCTATGTAGCCCCAGCGGGATGTTATGGGAGGACCGCGCCCGATCCAGGCGGGATCGGCCAATGCCTTGCGGCGATGTTCTACTCCTATTACCCCTGGTTGCTATGTACCCCTGATTGTCCGGGTAACCCCATATAGGGGCTTAGTTTTCTAATTCCGCGATTAATATAAAAAGCAGTGATCCAACGAGCCAATTTCAATTTATGAACCAGGCTCGTTTCTGGATCTTAACCATACCTCATGCCAATTTCTTACCGTACCTCCCTGCCAATGTCGACTACATCCGAGGACAGCTTGAACGCGGAAATGGAGGCTTTCTTCACTGGCAGATCGTTGTCCACTTCCCACGTAAACTCCGATTACGAGGTGTCAAGGGAATCTTTGGGGATTCGGCCCATGCCGAACCTACTCGATCCAACGCCGCCCGAGACTACGTCTGGAAGGATGATACCGCAATCAACAATACACGATTTGAACTCGGAACAATCCCCATACGTCGAGGTGTCAGCACGGATTGGGAAGTTGTACGCAAGAACGCTAAACGTGGACGATTGGATGATATCCCGGGCGATATCTACTGTCGACTTTACGGGAACCTCAAGAGAATCGCTGTCGATAATATGGAGCCGATTGGAATCGAGCGAACGATTAACGTGTACTGGGGCCGCACTGGTACAGGCAAGTCAAGAAGAGCATGGGCAGAGGCCGGTTTGGATGCTTTCCCTAAGGATCCTAGGA